CGGGACTCGATGAATGGGTACGTGACAACTTGTCTGGAAACGGTACGTGGTGCTGCGCCCGTCGCTGCGGAGGCCCCTCCCCTAAAGGGGACCCCTCCCTCCTCCGCTCGAGGGCGTTTGGAGGGGTTCTCTGCCTCTGTCCTTTCAGGTGTTATGTGATGGCGGGGAGGGCTACGCCGTCCTCCCCGCAGCGAGTGTGACGTAATACTGACCGAAAATAGTTGGACGTCCTCGAAGCCTGATCCTCTGGGGCGAAACCCGATTGGGCAAGACGGTGTGGGCCCGATCGCTAGGGCCCCACATCTACTGTTGCCTACAGTGGAACGTGGACGACCTCAAGGCCGGACTGGAAGACGCCAAGTACGCCGTCCTTGACGATATTCAAGGCAACTTCCAGTTTTTTCCTTCTTACAAGGGGTGGTTGGGGGGGCAGAGCACATTCACAGTCACTGACAAATACCGGGGCAAGACCACCATCCAGTGGGGCAGACCCACCATCTGGCTGATGAATGATGACCCGGAAGAAGTGGGGCATGTGGATCTCAATTGGTTGCGGGGAAATTGTGATATTATCCACCTGACCGATAGTCTCCTCCTGTAATTTAACGCTCGTGCCAATAAAAAGTTCCTTCTGGGTTGAACGTCATTGCTGCATTTCCAGTGGTTGCAGGAACGACAAGATATGCGATGTCATAGACATACACATCTCCAACGCCAGGCTTTCCATCCGTAGAAGTGTAGAATCCCGACGACCGGGAAATACCATCCTCATCATCCTGGTACATGATGTTCTTCCGAATCGGATGCCAAATCTTGAAAGTCCGAGAGTACCCGCTTTCGTTGCGGGGATTGAACGTAATCGTACGATCATAGAGCGGGGTAACGCGTTGCGTGTCCACCTTGGCGGTGAACTCCGATTGCCAATCAACACCTTCCCCACCATCCCAAAGGATGGCCTTGATGCGAGTCAATTGGTCCGTGGTAGGTTGCGCGATTAATCGCGTCATGTCGGTTGAAGCGGGGTCAGTAGATTTGTCAAACCATGGTTCGGTCCATGTGACATCCCCACTATACAACCAATCACCTTTGTAGGTGAAGACCACGCGGCGCCATTTCCAAACGCCACCTCCAAGGATGTCGACTTGGCATGTCTCCTTATAGCCGACCGCATAGATCTGCTGACGCTCACGGGAGGCCTCACCCTCAGATGATTGGGCGAGAACCCGTGCTGACGGCATGAACAGGGAAGTGAACCCAGTCCCTGTCGTAATAGGTCCAGCATTTGCTGGACCTTCAGGTGTCCGAACATACGGCATCATGTTGTCGTGCTTCTTGATCGAAGCGATGTTGAGGATGCGTCTTCGGGAAAGTCGACGCCTAGGAGTTCGGCGAGTTCGTCTAATTCGAGACGTGCTTGCCGAAGAAAAACGAACAGTGCGGCGACGCGCACGCGAGAAGCGACGACGTCGGGAGTAGCGGCGCGGCATGCTGGGCAATGCTCCACAGTTGTGGCGGAAGTCCAAGACTCGGAAAGGGAAGGGATCTGCGAAACGCGGGGATCCATCGTACGATGATTTGTAAGAAGGAGGAGGAGAGCACCAAAACGTGCGGGGTAGGCGGCCTATATATAGACCGCGGATGACCCGTTGGCTCATTGAGAAGAGCAGACAAAGTTATTCTGCTCTTCTCAAGCCAATGGCTGACTCATCCTTTCGCGTCCAAACACGCTATGTCCTCCTCACCTACTCCCAGTGCGGCGACCTGGACCCATGGGTTGTTCACGACCTTATTGTCGGATATCCAGCTGAGTGCATCATTGGCCGAGAGGACCACGCTGATGGCGGTACTCACCTCCACGCTTTCGTGGATTTCGGCCGACGCGTTAACATCCGGGACCCGCGACGCTTTGATGTTGAGGGCTTCCACCCGAACATTCAACCATGTGGTCGAACACCACAAAAGATGCTCGACTATGCGATCAAGGACGGAGACGTTGTCGCTGGAGGACTCGACCCCACTATCGACTCTGCAATACAGGGATCTGGTGATGTCTGGTCTCGAATTGCAAATGCACCGACTGTGGACGAGTTTTGGGACCTTGCTCGAGAGCTGGCTCCACGAGCGCTACTCTGCAACCACCAGTCCCTCCGAGCTTACGCCGAGTGGCACTATCGACCCGAGGCTGTTGCATACCAACACCCCGATACCCTTCAACTCAGCACTGCGGGAGTTCCGGGACTCGATGAATGGGTACGTGACAACTTGTCTGGAAACGGTACGTGGTGCTGCGCCCGTCGCTGCGGAGGCCCCTCCCCTAAAGGGGACCCCTCCCTCCTCCGCTCGAGGGCGTTTGG